ACGATATCCTGCAAAAGCTTATCTGACTTATCAATAAAACAAGCTGCACTTACTGCCAACATGTTAAGTGAGTTTTCAGTAGCAAAATCGAACAATATGTTGTTAAGCGCTTTAGCTACATTAGAATCACGAACATCTTTGGTCTTGCTGATAACTTGAAACCCTAGTTTGCTAGAGTATGTGTGAGTAATATCTATCGCCGTAAGCTCAATAAACAGCTTATCTTTTAACATCGAATATAGTGATTGAATCATGCTTAGGACAGCAGACTTATCGTCTTTTAAGAGAAGCTTTCCTAAAAAACCATTAGGTGATCCTACTCCAAAAAGTAAACCTAGACTATTGTCGACAAGCTGTCTCATAGAGATGACAGACTTTTTGACACCGTCTATCTCAAGATGATTATCATAGCCAACAGAAGCTAAATAATTTAAGTTAAAGTAGCCTTCATTAGATATAGCCCAAGCATTGAGATCGCACAGCTCACCATCTATATCAACTATAAGACCACAGCCTGGCACTCCTCTAGGTCCACTATCTTTGTTTAGCTTATTGACAACGGACAATGAAACTGCTGAACAGTGATCAACTATAGAGTAACCTGGAGAATTAATAGAAGCACACCACTGCTTCCAGTCTTTTGGATGAGGAATAGATTCCACCATATCATACATGGAGTGAAGATGAAGATGAGCCATTTCCTTAAAGTCTGGCACCTCTACCTTCTCATGCTCAGTATATGTGAATTCCTGCTCTCCCAATAACTTACCGATCTTATTGTCGACTTCAATAGTGGCTTCAATGTCTGAGATAGCATCGTGTGCTTTTATCTGAATATTCCAATATTTAGCTAAAGTTTCTAGCTTCATGTTCTCAGAATGAATCTGATTCTTGATCGATCTAGCTCTTGATAAAGTGTCGTGAATATTAATGTCGAATAGAGAGAAGAAGTCTTTTGATCTACCATTCTTGTTGAATAGATGACTAATAAATTGTTTATCAAAACCTACGTTAAACCCGGCAATTATAAACCTAGTGTTGAATGAGGACAGGTAGGAGACTAGATGATCTAATAAGTCTTCTTGGTTTTGGAAAGTCATCATCTTCGATCTGGAGATGCCATGAACTGCTATTGCTTCATCTTCAATCGTATCGAAGTTTTTTGGCTTGCAAAACTCATTGAATGGTTTTTGCTTGACACCCTTAACTATTGGGATGCAAGCCAATTGCACGATATCATGCTTATCAGCAAAACGACCCGTTGTTTCTACGTCGATAAAGCAAAGACTTAGCATGTATCATCTCTTTCTACAGTTATCAAAATGGTATCTCTTCATGTTTCCTTGTGCTCCACTTTTTTCACAATATGGACACACAACAATCTTATACTTGCGTGGTTTTCTACGATAAGTATCTTTTAGAGTTTTAGAAATTTTATTTTTAATATTAGTGCAATAATCTTCGTCGTGCTCTTTCCAAAAAGACCTACCACTCATTGGATTTCCAGAGCCAGAAAATTTTTTACTATGAGATTCTGCCATTCTTTTTAAACCTGGGTCAGACTCCTTAGTCTTACCTTTTCTAAGTCTAGCAGCAGACTGAACCCCTCCATTAGGATCGAATGCCCTTTCTTTAGCATCCATTTTAAGCTTATCTAGCTTATCCTTATTAAGCTTAGAGAAAGTATCCCCTCCATCTCCACCATTCGTAAAATTTGCTTTGGGATCAAATTCACTGATTAGCTTTTTCTCAAGCTCTAAAGCTTCATCATTTTCTAAATTTTTCTGTAAAACTTCTACTCGATAGCCATACTTTGCAGCAATATTTTGCCAATAACTATTTCTGCCTGATTTAGTCCAGGCACGATCATTACAACCTTTACCTATATAAAATAGCTCATCATTATCTAAACGATAGTGAGCGTATACATAATATTTCATTAATATTTTTATACTAAATTTTTAGAAATTTAGCCGCAGAAGTTGAAGATTAGATCGACTTTAGTAGAGAGGGTATCTGCAGTATTTAACTTCACTGTAACTTCATTATTCATGATATCTTGAGATGCAAGAGCTTCTAGAATGCCTGTTGAGTATGCTTTCCAGAGAGGTCCTTGAGCTCTAAGATCAGAGGGTTGATAAGTTACGTCATAAGAAATCGTAAAAGATTTTTGACCTTTATTAGCAGCATTCGTCAACTCAGTAGTAATAGCTGCTAGATTAGTTACTAAAATAAAGTCATTACCTGCAGCTCTTGCCTGAGCGAGCTTTGCATCTAAAGCACCAGTATAGGTAGTCCTAAAACTCATAAAACACCTCCCCTAAGATCATATCATAGGGGATAATGATTACTCTTCGTCTTCTCCACGAATCTCTTTAATTTTAGCTAGCAACCACTGAATCTTAGCTTCTTCATACTTCAGCGCATCACGATACGCAGAACTAAGATCCTTTACAATACTTTTAGCAGCTTGTAGCTTCTCATCAGAGTCCATCTCTTCCTTAAGATCTTTGATCCTTAGCTCAGCACTGACAATCAGTTCTCCAGCCTTATCTTCAGAGATGTCAGCGTTATCGTTCACGAAAGCCTTACTTAGAACTTTGCCCGCTTTTCCAATATCAATTGGCATCATAGTCTCCATAGTTAAAAAGTGTCTTTATATCAACATCTTCTGGTATTGACATGGAAGATTTTACTTCTTGAATATCAAGATATAGCCTGCAATAGTAGATAGCTTGTGCAACGGCATCCACGATATCAGTTCTAAATTTAATAGGTTTTTGAGTTTTTTCAGAGATCGAGTGATTAGGGAACCGTATTTTGTATTTTTGATAAAGAGCTTCCTGTATCATAAGCTTTTTAGCTGGCGCTTTACCCCATTTTAATTTCTGGGCTTTCGATGGTGTCGAACGACCTGCAATAAATTTCTTCCATCCAGAAACACTGAGGATCTGATAATCGATCTTATGCTGACGACATTTTATATAGATTGCTGTTCTAAACGCTACGTTAACATCTGATCCAGTAGCAAATCTACTTGAGAAGAAGTAGTCTTCTACAGCAACATGAGTAATGCTATGAGATACCAACATTTGCTCTATCTTGTCCATTAGATAGATACATCTATCGCCTACAAACTCAGATTCTCCAATATCGATAAATCCATATTCATAGATGTTGGCTACTTTATCTTCTACTTTTAATAAGCAGTAGCCACAACTAGCGGCCGGATCGAGTACTAGAATATTCAAGATTAGCCAGGCTTATTGGTGAGACTCCATTGTCCCAACTTATTGACAGTTATACCCTCTTTAAGCTTTTGAGCTTTTTTCTTAGCATCATCTTTTAAGTCAGGGTTAGCTATCTGTTCGGCTACCTTCATTGGATCTTTTTTAGAAGCATTTGCACCTGGTTTAATAGCCTGAACAGGCTTCTGTGGTTCCAGTGCTGGCGATAAAGAGACAGAAGGTTTCTGCAACTTAGGTCCCTTAGGGGATGGCAGAAAGTTATTCTTAAGCAATTCTTCAATTTGTTCTAACTTAGCTTCTATACTCATAAGAATATTATAGCACAGATGATATGCCGTTACGCTTTTCTATCTTTAGAATCTTGTTGAATGATGACTTTGCTTCGCTAGAGTGATCTACTATGATAAAACATCTATCTGTCGAATATCGTTGAAGAACAGATAAGCATCTCTCTTTATTGGCATAATCCATATTCTCGAATTGCTCATCTAAGATAACATGATTTATCTTATTTCCAGTTGAAGACTCAAAAGTTAGAATAAGACCTAATGAAGTGGCTAATGATAGGCACGCGAGCTCTCCTCCTGATAAAGAGCCTACATCGACTTCTACGCCTCCTACAGTTAATCGCTCAGACATCTTAGATTTAGTATCACCTGTCTTGCTCTCTTTATAGGTCAATAGGTGATAGCTTGCATTTGGCCAGACATCAATTAGGATATCAGAGACCATCTGGTTAAAAAGCTCAACAATAGAGTCTAAGATATAGGCAGGAGCGCCCGTAGGAGCTAAGATGCTTGATATAGCTTCGAGATAAGAAACATTGTTAGTTTTACTCTCTAAAGAAAGATATAGTTTCTCTAAAGCCTGCTTAAGAGCAACTATTTTTTCTCTATTTTCAGAATCTCTAGCAATACTCTCTGTAATAGACTGCCTTCTTGATTCTAAGATACTAATCTTTGATTTAAGCTCTGACAGCTCCATCTTTGCGCTCATGAAGGCTTCACGTGATGTGCTATATTCTAAGTTTGTCTTTAAGATGAGATCTTCAGTTGCTTTAACTTCTTGCTTAAAATTAGGGTAGGAGTTGATCTTAGAAATGAGAGAAGAAATGTTAGCGTTTATGTCTTCTTTTTTCTTATTAACAAGAGACTCAATCTGTTGCTGCTTAAGAGTTCTACCAGATGCTATAGCAAAATGATTAGAGCAGTGAGGGCACTCTACTGAGGTTAGCTTACTATTTATAGTCTCTTCTATAGAAGATAGAGAATCTCTTAAAGTATCTAGCTTGTGCCTATCCGACAACTCTTCTCTTTCTTGCTGTGCTAAATCTTTTAGCTTTAACTTTAGATCATCTAGTAAAGACTTATTAGAGCTTAGATTTGGCTCCTGAATCTGAGAGAGCTGCTTGATCTTATCTTGTAAGTTAGAAGGGTCTAATGAGTTGAGCTCCTGCTTAAGTGAGGAAACATCAATCAAGCTATCCTGATAAGCTTCAATCTTTGATTTGGCAGATAATATCTTAGATTTAATATCGTCTATAGTCTTATTTAGTTGCTTAATATTGCTGTCTATAGATTCTTTAGCAGAATCAAACTTATTGAGGTCAATTAGCGTCAGGAACAGGTCTTTCTTGTCTGCGTCATTAAGAGACAAGAAGTTAGCGCCCTCTGTTTGCGATCGATATGTAGTTAGAAGAAACTGACTATAGTTTAATCCTAGAAACTGATCTAGCTGATCTTGATTCCAGATCACCTGTTTATCATCAAATGTAACAGAAAAATCTTTTGGTTTAGTTCTCTCGATTATGAGAGTTGAATCGCCGATATTAACAGCACATACTACCTTAAAGCCTTTTGATCCTTTTCTAGCAATCTTAGAATTAGTGATCTTTCTAGGTAGTTTACCGTATAAAGCTAGCGATAAGGCATTGAATATACTAGTTTTACCAGAACCATTGGCAGAGTCATCATCATAGTTCCACCCATCAACAAGAACTAATCCTGAATCAGGGAACTCGATAAAACAATTTTTAATACTAAGTACATTCTCGATTAGAATAGACTTGATTAGCATTTAGCGCCTATTGGGTGGTTTTGTATTGATTATCAATTCATCCTTGTCATTTGTTGTAACCCATCCATTGCTGATCATAGTCTCTAAACTATATGTTCCCGAGTTAACTAGTCTAGGTACCTCATGTTTCCAGAAATAATCTTGTTTTCTTTGCTCTACTATATTCTTATGATCTTCGCGATGCTTGATGCCAATATAGGAATCGACAGTTTCAGTTACATCGGGTTTACCATTTAAAGTTGGCATCTTTCTAGACATCACTTCGCCACATGATTCACACTCAATCGTAGCCGCACTAGATGTGAATAATGTTTTAGAGTTGCCACAACTTTTACAAACAAATGTATGTTTAGCCATTAGAACTTAATCCCAATACCTACTCCAACTTTCTCAAAAGCAGACTCTTTAGAAAACTCATATTCTGTTCTTAGATAAAAAGGCTTAAAGACATCATAGGATGCGGAAACACCGAAAGTAAGATCAGTATAGACAGCTGCGTCTACTCCAAATTGTTTTGGATTAACAACAACTTCTTTCTCTACGATTTTCTCTTCTACAACTACTTCTTTCTTTGATTTTGCTTCTTCTAACTCTTTCTTATGCTCTTCTTTAATCGCTACAAGACGCTTCTCAAAAGCTGTTTTCCATTTGTCTTCAATACTAGCTACTTTTTTAGTAAATTCTTCTCTTACTTGAGTGACGATAGAGGTTTCTTCTTGCTTGTTTGATTCTTCAATCTCTTTTTCTACGACTGTACCATCAGGTTTAATTAATTTGAATTTTTGAACTTTCTTACTCTCTTTTAGACTTCTATTTTCGGTTACTAACGTATCTACCTTTTTTGTCAAAGTTTCTGCTAGCTCTTTGTGTTCTCTAAGTTCATTAGATACTTCACTAAGCTCTTGCTGACTCTTAGCTTTTAACTCTGTCAACTTAGCTTCATATTCCTCGGTTAAAGTCTTAGTAACTTCTGTTCTCATCTTCTCTGTCACTGTTTTTGTGGGGTATAGCGTTAATCCGACTACTGTTCCAGCAATCAACGCTAAAATCAACTGAATATATCGATTTTTAAGCAATTTTAAAGCTAACTCCATTACTCATCTCCTGCTGCATTAAGCATATTCTTAAAGGTTTGATTCGCGATCTCCATCTGAATCTCGGCATCTGAGTTTCTAGGCATGTACACCATACCTCCAAGAGTAGTTAGCAGAGATGCTACTGATAGTGCATTACCAACACTTACTCTAATAACTTTAGCTGGCTCAATAATTCCAGCTTCAAAAGCGTCAACGATCGTATGGGTTCTAGCATCAAATACATCCGTCTGCATCTTAGGGTCAAGCACAGTGAAGAAGGAAGAAAAGACTTCATCGAAGTCTGCACCGCAATTGCTAACCAATCGCTTAAAAGGCGCGTACAGAGCTTTGATAAGCACAGACCAACAATCTTTACTATCTTTATGTGTCGAAAGATAACTGCTTAGCTTAAGATGTAGAGAACAACCACCAGGCACAATACCTTCTGCAATAGCAGACCTTACTGCTTCTACAGCATCTTCTACTCGCCCTTTCTTTTCTCTAATCTCGAGATCAGATGAGCCACCAACTAGAATTGTTGCAACTCCATTTGTTAATCTGGCAATTGCTGCTCGGATAAACGCTTTATCCATCTCACTGAAAGCAGCTGCTTCAATAGACTTGAGCTCTTGAATTCTCTGCTCGATCAGATCAGAATTAGAAGGTGAAGACAAGAAAGATTCATACATGTTAATGTGAGCAGAAGTGAATTCTCCTAGACCTTCTAGATCCATCTCATCTACGTTACCTGGATCATAGACTTTAGCACCTGTGTAAGCAGCAAGATCATGTAGGAACATACTTGCTCCATTAGGCAGACCAGTTCTTGGTACCTTAACTGGCACTACTGTTAAGCCACTTTTAGTGGTCTTAGCAAACTTGTCTAGAACAGTATCAGCAAAGCCATGAGCAAATACTAAGATCGGAGTTCCATCGCTGAATCCACCATTGTCAGTAACTGCATCTTGAATTAGAGCAGGTACTTTAAGATCATTTAGATCCATCATATAGAACGACATAGCCATTGTCCATCTTGACTTGCTGATTAGCTTTATCATTTATGAAGACAGGTCCGATTTGACCGATATCTTTTAGACCTGAAGTAACTACAAAGCCTTCAACGTGGTCTACCTTGATTACTCCATCGGGACTCTCATTGATTAATACTGTACCGTCATCTCCAGCAGCAACTACAGCGCTTACAACCTTCTCAGCAATCTCTAGATCTCCGTTAGCAGATATAAGAGCCACTTTCTTAAGCTCATCCTCTGTCTCAACTGGGATAGACCAACTCTTAATGAAAGGTACTGCATAGCTCTCATAACATCTCTTAAGCTCATTAACTACTTGCTGTGGGTTCTGCTTGGGGTTGGCAGCTAGATACTCTAGACCACATTTTACGAGCTCACTAGCAAGTACGATAGCAGTTGTAGTTCCATCACCTGCTTCTTTGGCAGTTTTAATACAGATCTCTTTTGCAGCATCAATGAGGATATTGGCTTGAGCATCAGCTGCACCAAGTGCTTTAGCAACTGTTACTCCGTCTTTTGTAACCAAAGGCGGTAGATCATCTCGCTCAATCAGGACTGGACGTCCACCAGGACCAAGTGTAGAACCGACAATATCGGCCATTGAACTAATAGTCTCTTCAATCACCTTAGTAAGGTGATCACCTTTGTTTACTATTTGCTTAGCCTTACTCTTTACGTATAGCATAGTTCCTCACTTATCTTCTTGTGAATTCTTATTAAAATCTTCAATCACCTTGTTATATTTCTTCATTCGCTTAGAATCTTTCTCGAATCCATAAAGCGTGTGGCCTAACTTCAAGCAAGCTTCTAGAGTTGACTTGTTTCCCATAAAAGGATCGAAGACTAGTGAACCAGGTAGACAATCTGTCATCCTAATTAGGAGTTCAGCTAGATCATACGGTATTGATTCATCGAGTGAGCCGGTAGCGATAGTCCATGTATTTCCTGGACAGGACACAGATTCATCAGTATTCAAGTATTTTCTAAGAGGAGCTCGGTCAAGAGTCCATACATCTCCATTACAGAAGTATAAGACATACTCATGTGAGTTGACTAAGCTGATGTCAGACCTCTTTCCTGGCAACCATGACTTCTGAATGATAATATTGTCTAGATGATTGAAGCCAACATCAGTCATCATCTTGCAGATCTCGAAAGGTCTACTTTTTGCTTCAGTAGGCGCATAGCAAACAAAAAATACGATGCCGTTCTTTACCATGTGATTCTTAAGTTTTTGGCAGAAGCCACGCAACCTAATCTCATCATAGCCATCTCGTTTTCTAATTGGTATGCGAGTAATACAGATCTCAATATTGTTTGGCCACACTGCATCCGAGTCAAGCGCACTTAGATTAGCGATTCTTACAGAGTGATCAAACACTTTAGAGAGATCAAACATTACAGCTCCATCTTTTGCAAGAAGTACTCACAGCTATGAGGTTCTACTATGAGAGTAGCTAACTTTGTCCCTTTATACAGCATTACTTGATTATTGTGAGGCATGTAGTTATTGGTCAAGTTATTTAGATAAACAATGATGTGGTTATCATGAGCTGAAGTTAAAGTTGGGCAAGCTAAATGAATTCCTCTTTCCATCAACTTATCTGATGGCTCAATTCTAGCTATAGTACCAACTGGCAACCTCACGATCAATTTAGTGTCTAATTGATGAATCTTCCCGCATCTCACCATGATGGTGTCATCCAAAAACAATGAAAATCCCGGTTCTAGAGCATTATTCTTATATAGGCCTTGTCCTTCACCACGGTATGCATAAAAAATGCGATACGATGTCTCTCTGAGCTTTTCTAAATGTGCCTGAACTTCATCTGCGTATTTCTTCTTTAGTCTGTTGGCATCCATTTTTATTTTTTGCCTTTAACTTTTTTTGACTAAAAATTAGTGTTTTGGGGTATTTTCGATTAATCGAATAGAATCGATTCAAACCAAACTAACTAAACTAAACCTTTTTATACCCTAACAAAAACTCTTGTAAACCCCCCTATTTTTAAAAAGTCTAATAAAGTCAACAAAAAATATTTTTAAGTTTCTATTTTTGTTGCTATTTATTGCGCAAGCGCAATAAATGCAAGTTGGCGCCATCGCGCAAGCGCGATGACTGCCTAAGTTTGGTTTAGTTAGTTTTAGATGAACAGGAAAGAAAAAAGAAATAGTGAGTCAAAGGTAAGTTAATTAAGTTTAGATAACTTTAAAATAACTTAAGATAAAAATGCAGCTTAGATTAACTAGCTGCATTTCTGCGGGTGAGTACAATATATAACTTATTATCTCAACTCAATAACCTTTACTTGCTTGCTTCTCTTAGGCATCTTGATGAACAAGATTCCGTCTCTCATCTCAGCTGAAACCTCATCTACTTCTACGGTAGAGTTTAGTTTAAGTTTCCACTTAAAGCCACCGAGAGATAAACTTCTCTTATAGAAGAAGTTAGGTTTTTCTTCTTGTGAGTAGAGTTCAGACTTATCTGCAGACACTAAAAGATTACCATCTTCTACTGTAACAGTCACCTTATCTTTAGTATAGCCAGCTAAAGGAATATTAATCTCAACTCTGTCTGAGAAGTCTACGATATCTGGGTTAGGCATATTACTAGGTTTAGTAAAAGGGTCTTGATTGCCAGCAAATACTGGATGGAGTGAGGATATAGCGGGAAAGTTAAAGAAGTCGTCGTGAAGGATCTTGATGAGTTCATTAGTCATGATGATTCTCCTTTGAGCAATCTAGTTAAGAACACTCCACAATTGGACGTGCTCAAGGAGAAATATAAAGCTTCTTTTTGTTTGTAAACCCCCTTAGGGGTTATTTGTGCTTGTCTTCGATCTCTTTGAGGAGGTGATCAATCTCAGCTTGACTTGGTTCTGGAGGAAGAAGCTCATCAGTCGATGACTTATATGGAGCTGGAGTTGGATCAATCAACTCGAAATGAGGTAGATCATGGAACTTCTGGTCCTTAAAATCATTATTCATATTCCAGTCGCCACCCCACCTCAACTTTACTCCCTGAGTAAAAGCTATTCCCATTACTATACCAGCAAAATATCGAAAACGTTCCTTATCTTCCCAATCAATTGGGAAAGGAGCACAATCGATAGCCCAAGACTTACCATCTACTTGTGGTAGATGCTTAGAGTTCAAGGTCTTAGATTTGCCAGTCCTTACGTACTCTTCTTGAGTTGCATGAGTTCTAATACCTTCAATAATTGTAAAATCAATAATCTTAATTACTTCTAGCATTACTTTTTGGATATCTGGGTGACATGTCTTGAGTCGCTCTAGACTCTTTTTACTAAACTGAAACATATTCGCATCTCCATCCTTTTGTAGCTTTTTGTTTACCTTTTGCACAATATGATAGCTTTGAATGTATTAAATTAAATTGTGGATTTTGACGACAAAACTCTCTCAACCCATGAACATAGTAAATGTCGCCTTCAGGTGAGGTTAAAATATATTTCTTAGAACAAGGATGAGCAGCACCTACTTTGCCATAAAAGTAATTATCTTCACCATACTTTACGTTATGAGGATTCATACCTGTGTCTAAATTATATTGCTTTCCACCTGATAAGACCAATAAACCTCTATAATATCCTATATAAAAAAGTTCTGAAGCATCTAATTCAAAACGATTTCTGCACTCTTTTATAATGGACCATTCGAAAGCGTCTTTACCATATTTTCTTAAAGATCGATGAAAGTAATTATTTGTTTTCTTGACAAAAGCGTCACGATAATGACCGCTTCTTCTAGCAGACAAACTTCTTACTGTCTGGCCCACATAAACCTTCTTATTTATCTTATTTTGTGCCATGTAAATTATTCCATATGGCATAGTATTCTCCTTAGTTTGGCACTAAGTATTATACTATCTTGACTTTATCGGTTATTTCTTTGTAGTATTTAACTCTTTTAAGAGCATGTCTTTTTAGCATCTCTGAGCCACTTGGAATATAGTCTATTACTATCAACTGGTTATTACCGTTATGAATTCTAAGTCCTCTGCCTAAGTTCTGCCATAAAGTCCCTTTATTAGCGACAAAATTAGCTAAAATTAGTACATCTACGTTTTTGGTGTCCGTGCCCTCACCAATATAGCTACCGGTGCCCACTAGGCCAGGTATCTTACCTTCATTTAGCTCAGTTACATAGGTGTCACTCTTCTTATCTTTACCATTAGCAAACTTCAGTCCTACTGCATTAGATAACAGTTCACCATGAGATACTTCATTAACTAAGCAAAGCACCGATTTGCCAGCAGCTAAGAAAGTTGAGATGTCTTTCTTGATCAACTCATTCATCTGCTTGCTAGATAAAACGTGCTCCTTGTAGTTCTTGAGCTTATCGTTCGGATAGTCTCGACCAGTAGTCATAACATCTCTGATTATAAATACTGGTTTAGCGAGCCAGTTGTTCTTTATTCCCCATACTATGCTTTTGCTAACTAAAGAGTTTCCCACTCCTGCAGTGATCAGGATGTCTTTGCCGTCTGATCTAAACGCGGTAGCAGTTAACCCGAATATCTTGCCTACCTTATTCAGTCCAAGCACTAGACTAAAGAATGTGTCTGCGGCTATATGATGCGTTTCATCAAAGACCACTAAACCTAGATCTTGACTCTTGAAGTCTTCGATGCGGTTAAGTACAGACTGAGCAATACCTACTGTTATATCCTTGATCTTGCACTTACCATTACCTACATAACCGACTTTTCTTTCACCAAATGCAGATACTAGTTCTTTATAGAAGTTATTAGCTATGCTGATGTTAGGACACACTACCAGTGATCGCTTCTTGATCCTTCTTATGGCATGAACGGTAGTGAGTGTCTTTCCGAGACCAGTACCTAGCTCTATGATTCCGCGATAGTTAGTCTGCATAACTCCAACGGCTTCTTCTTGATAATCTCTTAGATCAAAAGGCCTAGCTTCCCAAGGGAGACTTATCTCTTCACCAGTGTCATGGCGTAAATCTTCATAGCCATCAAACATAAAGGCAAAACCAGAAGGTAAAGTAACGTCATCACCTTCTTCGCGTACTAGCGTGTTCCAGACTTCTTTCTCTAGTTTCCTTAGATAAGGTGAGTTTCGCGTAAACGGATTCGATCTCATCTTTTGAATTTGGTATTTTTTCTGCTTGTCTTCGTAAGAAAACTGACTCTTTAATGTTTCTAAGGTACTACTATCTATGTCACTGATTGTGATCTTGTCGTTGCTAATCTTGACTCGCATTTAGATCCTCGTATTATAACATAGACAGATTCGATTGATATTCGATCGAGATGGTTTTATTCTACCGTTTAAGGAGATTTATGAGCGCCGTAGACACTAAACAATACAGGGGAAAGTTGAAAGATTCTATTTATTGGTACCTCTCCAAGAGAAAGCCTTTCATCATCAACGCAGAGTACAAAGTGGAGTTACTTCACCTAGATCGAGATCATTACAGTGCTAAGATCAGAGTAACGAATCTTAAGACTGGCATGATCGAAGAATTTGGAGACGAAGATGACTTTCAACAAGCAACAGAAGGCTAAGCACATCTTCAAGATGTGGGAAGCTTCTCTTGCTGAGAGAGATAGATCTGTTGCATCTTTGAAAGACAACTTCTGCGATCTGTTCTACGAGCTAAACAGAAACGAGATTGATTTCGAGACTGCATTCTCGTATCTTGATCCAGCTATTGCTGCACATCTGCCCAGCAGAGCAACTGTTAAGATCACGTTCAAGAAGTATGTTAATAAAACTGCATTTGACTCAGAAGAAGACTTCTTGAAGAGTTGGAAAGGCATCATCCGTGATGCAGCGACCAACTCCTTCTACTCTTTCTATCCAGTGGTGACAGAAGAGTCTGACCAGATGCCTAATGGTATGTCTCGTGACGAGTACAACAAATACTTAAGATATGCAAAATCGTTTCCGATCTTAGACACATCTAAGATCCCGGATATCGACGAGCAGATTGATGATTTATCTATTGACGATTTGGAGTTGTAGATGGCTAAGCTGCCCGAACATCTAGTTGAGAGTATTCTCGCTAACAAGAAGTCTAATCTAGAAGTTGATATCAACGAGATTGACTCTTTTGGTGATAAGAACTCATTGTCATCGATGATATCTAGCATCGCTGAATACAACAAGATGTTGAAGCAGCGCATCACTTTCATCAATAAAGAGCTTAGTAAAGCGATCCCTTTTACTCGAGAAAATCTGTACCTAATGTGTGCTTACTCAGGCAGCGGTAAATC